GGTTGTGGGGCACCCGTACCACAGGCCGAGTCGAAAGACGACGACGCCTCAATCCAGATCAAGGAGGAAGCCATTATGGCTGACGACAAGAACACCACTGCTGAGGCGGATGCTGTTGCGACCGAGACTGTTGTAGAGTCCGCTCCCGCTGCCCCTGCTTTCACCGCAGAAGACATTTCAAAGGCTGTTGCCGAGGCTGTTGCTTCTGCTCTAGCCGAAGCTAAGGCCGCTGACGCCGCTGCCGCTCAGGCTGCTGCTGACGCTGTCGCAGAGGCAGAGGCTGCTGAAGCCGCTGCTGCAAAGGAGAAGGAAGTGACTGAAGCCGCTAACGCTGACATCAAGACCCTCATCGCAGAGGCTGTGGCATCCGCCGTTGCCGAAGCAAAGGCAGAGGCCGTGGCTGATTACCGCTCCGGTTCCCCTGTTCGCAAGGGCGTAGTAGCCTCCAACACTGCCTCCGCTGCATTCGTCCTTTCCGAGGACGACGAGTTGGACCCAGAGGCCCTGGCCGAAATGGACTCGACTTCGTTCCGTCGCGTTGCAGGTCAGGCGTGGAACAACACCGCATTTTTCCAGCACAAGATTGCCCAAGCCTCTCGCGGCTTCTAGGCACCCAACCTTTTCATTCATAAGGAGATAGCCCATGGCTAACGATCTACAAGAAGCTTTGACTGCTGCGGGTGCTGCGGCACTCGTACAGAAGCAAATCGACCCCGTACTCATTGAGTACCAGCGCCGCTACGCACCATTGGTAGCAGCACTGCCGTCCGAGAAGTGGGGCTCAGCAGTCTACTACTTCAACAAGCGCACCCAGCTACCTGCTGGTGGTTTCGTAACTGACGGTGGAGCACTACCGATCAGCACGTCAACCTACGTGCAGGAAAACTTCCAGATTCGCCACCTCCAGTCCGTTGGTGCTGTGACCGGCTATGCCCAGCAGGTAACTGCTTCGCAGATCGGTGACTTGCGAGCTCGTGAAATCGAGGGCGCTGCCAAGGGTCTGTACTGGGACATCGAAACTGCTGTTCTGTGGGGAGCCGGTGCACCTACCGTTGCTGGTCCACGTCCTCAGTTCGACGGCCTTGACGTAATCTGCTCGTCCTTCTCGTCCGCTCCTACCGGTGGTCCTTCCACTGGTGTTGGTGGTGGTGGAATCGACAACTACGGTGGTGCCAATGGTACTGCCGGTTGGGGTTACCCATCCTTCAACCCATGGGTTGACTCAATCGACCAGAACGTCATCGACGGTGCTGGTGGTTACTTGACCTACGGACTTCTGGATCAGGTCGTTGACCTTGTCGAGAACAACGTGGCCGAGCCTGTTGACTCTGGCGAGTGGATGTTCGTCGCTTCGCCTTCCGCAATCACCCGCCTCGCTCAGCTGTCGCTCATCAACCAGCGCTTCGAAAGCAAGGTTGAGATTGTTCCCGGTCTCAAGGTAGACTCCTACCGTGGCATCCCGCTTGTGAAGAGCTCGTTCTTGTCGTCTCGTACGACTCAGATGGGCACCGTCACTGCTACCGCCACCGGTACTGGTACCCTGAACGCAACCTACCACTACATCGTGGCTCCAATCATCGCTCGCTTCGGTGAGTCGATTGGATCGGCTGACTCGTCCGCCGCGCCTGCGACTGCTGGTGTCAACCTTGCGTTCACGCCTCCTACCAACCAGGACGGCTCACAGCCAACCCACTACAAGGTCTACCGTGGTAGCTCATCCTCCAACCAGGTCCTAATCGGCTACGTTGACGGATACTTCCTCGACAGCTCTGGTACCTCTTGGCAGACCACCGCAATCTTCGACAACGGCACCACGCTTCAGGCGAAGAACACCGCTGGTTCTGCTGTACAGGCAACTGTGCCTACTGCCTACGTCTACGGTAACGCTTCCATGAAGCCTCTTGCCTCTGGATGGCAGAGCATCTACCTGCTTTCGCGCAACTCGGACTACATCGTACGTCCTTACGTTCGTGAGATGCAGCCGATTGACCTGTACGCCACCACTGCATCGCCCGACAGCCTACCGTTCGCCTTCGTAGCGGACACCACGCTGGCCGTGCGCGCAACGAAGTTCATCGGACGTATCGCCAACGTTATCTGCGCCATCGACAAGACGGCTGGAAACGGTGTCATTCCTACGAACTCTTCGTACACTCCTAGCTACGGTGTGGAATAGTCTTAACCGACTTTTCCAGTAGCTAACCCCTACTAGAGAGGGGCGGGTGGTACCCAATTCCTCCACCACCCGCTCCTCTTTGGTTTACCCAATGGAGGAATAAACATGACGTTGATCGCAAAGAATGAACCGGGCGGGGCCGCTGGCTACGTCTGGGAAAAGGGAGGCGACGAAGGTGCCATCGAAGTAGATGACCTCCGAGTTGCATCCGATTTGCTTAACAACTTCGCTGACAGTTTCTACCCAGTAACCCCGGTCGAGAAGACCGAAAAGGTGAAGGAAGAGAAGCCGAAGGCAGCAGTAAAGGCTGGACCAGTCAAGAAGGAAAAGACCCCGGTGGAAGACACTGAGGACGAACTCTCAAAGGCTCTAAAGGTATCAGACAGCATTTCTAACAAGTAAGGGTGACACATGGCTGATGACGCTAACACGCAAAACACGCTAGCGACAGTTCAGCAATTCACTCGACGCTACAGCGAGCTTGCTAGGGACGCCGACCCTGAACTGCTACAAGACGTTCTTGAAGAGGCTACACAGCACATCGAGGACAGAACGGGACGCCGACTGGCTCCGTTCGTAGGACACGTCTATCAGGACCGTCTCTTCGGAATTGACCCCGACGAGTACGGTGCTGACATGGCGATGCCCACAGACATCTATGGTTCATTGGGACTGAGCATGGCAACTGCTTACGGTTCGAACGAACTGATCCGCCACATGTGGCTCGACCAGTTTGCCCCAATGCGACCAGAGCTCTGGACTTACAATGTCCAGTCCATTGAAATCTACCGCACGTTCGGTGACTCACAGCCC